GGTAAATCTACGTCGGGCTTATCTATATCTTTAAGAGCCTCACGTACGGGCTGTATTACAGCATCGTCTACGGCACTACCCGCGTCCTTAACTGCATCCGAGACACCTTCTCTAACGGGCTTTGTCGCGTCATCTATGGCACTACCCGCTGCTTTAATAGGGGCTTTAACCGCATCTGAAACACTTTCTCTAATGGGCTTCGTCGTGTCATCTATGGCACTACCCGCTGCTTTAACAGTGTCTTTAGCAGGTTCAAATACTTTGTCATCTACTTTCTTACCTACAGCCTTAGCTGCATCAATGACAGGTTTGGTAGCATCTTTAACAGGCTCGAAGATCGTATCGTCAAACATCTTACCTGTATAACGTATCGCATCACCAATTTTCTTAATGAACGCGGGTGTCTTTGGGTCATTAGGTGATAGAGCGCCACCTTCTTGTATGTACTCTCCAAGACCTTTAGTTAGCGCGTCTCCAAAGTCACTACCTTTTGCTAACTCTTTTTGAGTTTTTACTAGCCCAGCGGTTAGGTCATCTTGGTTAATGTTGTAGCCCTTTAAAAACTCTTTATTTAACCCAGTTTTATTTAACGCCGCAGTAGTAAACCTATCTCCGTACTTACCAATTACTGCCCCAGCTACATCTCCTCGCACCGCTTGAGTAATAAACGTACCATTTTCTACTACACTACTAAATGTTTGGGCGGTTTTTGTAGCGGCTTCAAAGGCTTTTGTAGCATCGGCAGCATTTTTTAATAGGTCTGCGTGCTCTGGCCTAAAAGTACCTGCAAGAGCCAACCCTTCCGCTTGTTTAGCCGCTTCTCCTAAACTGGAGGCATTAGCACTTAACCCTTTGGCATACCCCCCTACACCAGCTAAAGCAAACGATTTAAGAATGTCATTTGTATCTCCACCAGTAATTCCAGTTATAGCAGCGGAAGTAGTGCCAGCGGCTAAGGCTGTACCTAAAGCTCCGGGAGCAGCGGTAGCGCCAAGACTAGCAGCAACAGCGGTAGGACTAAGAGCAGCTAACCCCGTAGCGGCGGTAGTAGAGCCAGCAGCAGTAGCACCTGCACCTGCACCGCCAAATATGCCAGACCCAGATAAAAGCGCCCCGCCATATACAGAAGCTGCAATAATAGCTGCCATTTTTATAGCGTCTTTGACTGAGCTATCTTTAACTTCTTTGGTGCGGATTTCAGCATAAGACATTGGATCGTACAGGTACGATGAGCCGTCTTTTGTTTGTCGTGCAGGAGTTACATCGTACTTTGCATATAGGGACTGAAGCATCGGGTCACGCTTGTACGCTTCCATCAAGGCATCTTGGTAGCCTAGTCCTTCAGTTGCCTGTAGGTACGGTATCTGCTCTTTCAATATGGGTTTAACTAACGACTGAAACTCAGATAGTTCTGCGGCATTAGAGCTAGTGTGTGTTTGTAAGTTACCACCAAATTTTCTAGTTTCGGCTTCCGTAGGTATAATGTCGTAGCCATAGTGGTCGCTTAGAACTGCGGATGTACCGCCTAAACCACTAACCCCCGCGATACTACCATAAGCACTTTTGGTGTCTTTTATGTTAGTGACAGTTTTAAAACCTGTTAAGTATTCAGGTACACCCCCTACATAAGAGCGGTACTCTTCATCTCCAAGATTACGTGTATTATTGTAGTCTACTTCACCCCCACCAACACCACCTTCACCACCAATTATGTCTGTGGTTACTAACCCCGGAATAGACCCAAAGGCTTTTTCGTAGGCATCGTCGTAATAATTATCTATATTATCTACGTCGTTAATTTTTTTGTAGTCAGCACCGCCAGAAACTATGTTGTCTCTATAATTTTGTAGTCCAGAAAAATCAGAATCTGAACTTAGAAATGGGTTTATTTTCTCGGCAGTGGGCGCAGGGGCAACGTAATCTACCCCAGCACCGGGTACACGATTGTCGGTTATAGCGGGCTTAGGGGCTACGGCTTTAACAGGAGCAGGCTTAGGAGCTACAGGCCCAAAACTAGGCGTAGGTGGGCCTCCTCTATATGGTACAGGCGTAGGTTTGGGTGCTACAGCTTTAGGTGCAGTTGTGGGAGCAGGTACGTTGCCAATACCTGATTGGTACTGGGCTATACGCCGTTGTAATTCGGCTTGGTCTAATCCACCTAGCCCTAAACTTCCTAGCCCTATGTTCCCTACGTTCATTACGACACCTCTAAGAAACTAGCTACAACGTGCAACCTGTTAGCAGTGGCGGCGGTAACTTTGATGATCTCTGACTCTTCAATAACCAACGGTGCGGTAAGTAGCTCTACGGTAGTATTGGCGGCTACAGCTTTTACTTTAAACACGCTAAACACCGCAGCGGCGGCATCTGTAATAGTCACTGTTATGGTGTCTGCGCTACCTGAGTCTTCAGATACAAGAATGGACTTTACAATAGTTGTAGTAGCTGTAGGGCACGTATACAACACAGTTGCAGTGGTTGCAGTAAGATCTAACTTAGCATTTTTATAGTTATGAGCCATTAGCTAAAAAACCACCCTGCGGTTTCGGCCTGCGGGGATGTACTAGCATCTCGTAAGCCTTTATCCAACTGGTCAAAGTATATGCGTAAGGTAGCATTAAACTGGTCAAAGTCCGACTGGTTATACTGTGCTGGGGGATTAGGTAACGTAGGCGAAACAAAATCTATATTGTACTTTGTATTATCTACAGGCATTACCGTCTCCCGTCTGGGCGCATATCAATACGTGGAGAGCCAAACTGCCAAGCTACCCCTGTAGCAGTAGACTGTACTTTTATAGCCATTTGCCTACCGCGTACACGCACGTTTATTTGGTCTGTAAACACTTCCACTGGGACGGAAGCCGTACGTGCTACAGCCGCAGCGTTTACACCGCCTTCAGAAAGAGGGTTGTTAAACCCAGACCCAGAAGATTGTAGTGGTAGTAAAGACATCTCAACGCTTGGACTGTCTGAGGTAGACCCATCAAAAGACATGTCTGGTAACATCTTATGTACAAAGACAAATTGGTGCCCGTCTTCTAAGTCAAATTGAGCAGAAGATATAAAGGAGTTTATAGCTACTACGCTACTACCTTCGTTATCGTCTAAACCTTCTTCATGGTTAACTAGATTATTAGTGTAGGTAGATGCGATGGGAAAGTCTCTTACTCCTGAGTCTACCCATGCAGTACGAGCTAAAGTGCCAAAATACCAAATATCTTGGTCATAATTGTATATGACGTATTTATCTACGGTAGTAGAGTCCTTAGAACAGTAGAACCACCATATCTCACCAAAACTTTCGTTTGATCCTACAAATACTTGTGCGTACTGGGCAGTGTTCAGGTCGTTAAATATGTACTTTTTAAGGTCACATCTGAGTGTTTGCACCCGACCATCGTATTTGTAGAAACCTCCTACCCCCATCCAGTAAGATACACCGTTAACGTATATAGCCGCATTCCTAGAAGCGATAGATAAGTTATCACCTACTAACTGCGCTCCCCACACTACAGGTGCGCCTACATACTTTAGCGTATACAGCGCGGTGTCAGTCCATATAAGAACTTCCTGACGAGCCTGTACGCCTGTAACTATCTCAGATCCACGCGATAGTCGTAGATCACCTGCTTGGTTTGTAGATGTGGGTGTCCAGTTAAGGGCACTTTCTTGGTCTGACCACCTGATAAGCATAGGATCTATTGTGGTAGTGCCTAACGCATTAGTACCAAGAAAAAATACAAATCTGTTTATGTCTGATACAAGAATATAGTTCTGTATAACAGGTGCTGTAGAACCACTTATGCCAGACAGTAGAACTGCACGGGTAGTTAGCCCATCTTCTGACTGATCCCAAAAGAAAGCTGCGCCGGTTCTTGGGCCAAACACAAGGTCTTCACCAAAATTAGCTTGGCTCCATGTACGAAAAGAGTCTGTAGAAGAGCCGCCTGTACCCCATATACCATCACCCCACGCACCAGCACTCCAACCTACAAGGGGTTCTTCTGTTTCTGGGCCGGTGTTAATTTGGTATTTAGCGGTGACAGTTCCGCCACCTGTAGCAGATGAAGATGCCGCAGAAGTAAAGGTTATAGTGTATGTATTAGCGCCGGGAGTTTTACTTATTTGGAACTCGCCCCTTACGGTAATGCCGCCTACAGCCGCCCCGCCGCTGAACGTAACAAAATCTCCATCAATATACCCACCAGCGCCATCCGCAACCGTTACAGTAGTAGACCCAGATACAGTGGTAAACGGGTTAGTTAGAGTCACAGTTGCGCGTTCAGGGGTTATGTCGTAATAAGCACCGCCACTTTCTATATAAAATTTAAGGTTGGTGCCTATACCTAGATACCTACTTCCCTCTAATGTAACCCACGAAAACAAAGATCTAGCTATACCAAGAAACGTAGCTTCAGACACACGAGTCCACCCACCTATTTTTTCAGGTGTACCTTGTCTAAAACGCACTTTATCGCAGTCATACCAACCACCTTCACTGGTGTATATAGTATTTTCTCTATTGACTCCGGGTTTTAGCTGTAGCTTCTTTAACGGCATTACTTATACTCGCCTGTGCGGATCATCTCGGTGACCTCTACTGCTCGATTGCCTACCTGCTCACTCCACTTGCTGTCCATGAACTCATCAGCAGCAACATCAAACTGCTCACGCGACATAGCCTCAAGCGCCTTAACAAAGCCCCGCAAACGTGTCTGACCCAGATTAAATGAGATGTCTACCAAGGCATCTTGACGCGCTTCGTTCATTGCAGGGAACCAAAAGTAACTATCGGTAAGTTCTTCTCGTACCCGCTTGATGTCGTTGTTTAGCAGGTAGTTAATTTCATCTTCCGACAGGCCAAGACCAGACTCGCTGATGTTTCGACCCACCGCAATTGTTTCGTAATTTGCGGAGCACATATAAACTTTAGATCGCACACCTTCGTGGCGCTTTAGCATCTTAATTAAATCACTCACTACTGTTCCCCGTATCAGATGAACCAAAGTAATAGC